CCGTCGCGGCACGCTTGCTGCTGCTGCTCGGGCCGACCTCAACAGCCAGGTCGAACTCGGCTTCGCTCAGGTCGTTTTCGTGCTCGACCTCGCCGTCCTCGCTCATGACCGGACGCATGAGTTCAATCGTGCTCATCTGGCCCTGCGATCCGATGCCCTTCATCTTGCGGCCTGGCTCAACGTAGATTTCGCGGGCCATGCTGAGCCAAATCTCGCCGCCTCGGCGCACGCCCACGGCGTGATTGCTCATGTAGATGAACGTCTGCATGTCCAGGCGCTGCTGCACCATCTCCACGGCCTTGCCGCTGACGTTGGCGACGATCTTGTCGCCCTGCTCCTGGTTGCCCAACACATCGCGGATGTCCTGCTCGCTGATCTGCAGCAGTGCGGCCATGGCCGGGGGAATCTGCGGGCTCTTGGTGTAACCGACAGGGCCTGCGGCCTGCTGGCTCCCGTCTGCGCCCGTGATCGGGTTCAGCAGCAGGTACGGGTAGTCCTTCAGATTGTCCTCGGACCACATCACCTGATGGCCGGCGACCTGCTCGGGCACCAGGATCGGTTTCTCGACGCTGGACAGCGCGGCAATCTCGGCCAGCTTGCTGCGCTGCATGTTCGCCAGGCGCTGCGCGTCTTTCGCCAGCCTGACATGGCCGGCGCACCGCTCGATGTTGTCGATGAACCAGCGGCGGCCGTAGGTCGGAACGATAGGGATGTGCTTGCCGGCGATGTACCCGGCATCTTCCAGCACCTTCGCGCCGCTCAGGATGTACTTGCGCACGCGCTGGCGCTTGATGCGCTTCTGGCGCACCTCAACGCTTCCGATGGCCTCAAGCTGGGCCAGCATCTCGTCGTCTAGCTCGCTGTCGCGAAAACGCTCCTCCTCGCCGTCCAGGCTCTGGAAGATGCGAACCGTCTCGGCCACCATCTCGACCCGGTAATACTCGGCCACATAAATGACGTCAGGCGTAGACCAATCGAACTCATACTGGTGGATTTCCTTCGGCCAGGACGCCGGGTCGTCGTTGTACGCCTCACGGTACGCATCAGGCGTCATACTGGTCAGCACGAAGCACCGCTTCGCGTCGGCCTTGTCCTGGCGCTTGGCCTGCAGGTCAAAGAACACCGAGGAGTCGGCGTCGAAGATCGGCTCGATCTTGATGCGCTGCCGCTCGTCCTCGTCGTCTTCCTCGTTCTCGTAGACCGTGCGCAGGCGGTAGGCGCCGAAGCCGCCGCCCACGGCCTCCTGGAATGCGTTGTCATACGCCTCATCGGCGCCGCTGTCCTGCTCGTCGGCGCGGTACAGGTCGTCGCAGGTGTCTGCCAGCGGGTCGTACTCTTTGCCTTCCTTGCTGACGAAATCGACCGTCACGCGGTTGGCCCGATACTCGCTGAAGATGCGCTGCACGGCCAGCGCGATCTTGTTGACCTCCATCTTCGGCTTGTTCTCGAACTGCGCACCCAGCGGGCCTTCCCACTGCGCCCCGGCGATGCTGTAGAACCGCCGATCCTGCAAGCACTGCAGGCGCTCGTCGCGCAGCGCGCCCTGGATGTTGTCGAACTCGCGCATGGCCTCCGCATGAACGCGCACCAGTCGCTGTTCGGTCGATTCTCTGGCCATCAGGGACTCCGGGGATTGCGCATCGGGCGCGATTATGCTACGCGAGCGGGTGAAAGTCTATCGCCATCGGTGCGCGGTCGGAACTACCAGGCCGGCGATGTCCGGTTTCTTCGCCGTCGCGCCCGTGATTGCGGGGAACAACGCGGCCAAGCCCCAGATCAGCGCGTCGGCTCGGTTCGGGCTGCGACTGCCGGTGTAGCCGGTCGTGGAGAACCCGCTGAGTTCGTCCTCCATCTCGGGGAACATGCCCACATGCCGGACCTTGCCCTGCTCGTACAGCGACGAGAACGGCTCGGCCCGAACCACCTTGCCCCGGCTGGCCGTCACCGGGCGGAACGGCGTGCGCGGGCGCGCCGTCTCAATCACCTGGCGCACCATCGCGCCGCCGTAGTTGGTTTCGGCCACGATGCAGTCGGCGCTGTGCCGGTCGAATGCCTCTGCGGCCACGCGGCCCCATGTGGCAGGGCCTGCTTTCACGGTCAGGTCTTCCAGCAGGTAGCAGGCGCCATCCGTGGCCAGGCCGACCACGACGATGCCGATGGCGTCATTGTCCGCGCTGGCCTCGTCGTCCGCGCCGCTCGGGTCCACGGCGACCACTACGCGCACCAGTTGCGGCACAGCGCCGTCCAGCACGCGCCAGCGGTCGATGTGCTCCTCTGGAAACAGGGCATTCGGGTTCGCGTCTGCGAATCGGCCCTCGAGGAATCGCGCCCGCATCCTGGCCGGCAGTGACTCCAGCATCCGCAGGTATTCCGGGCTCAGGTTCGCGGCGTTGTCGGTCGGGTTGATGCTGAAAGCCGCGTAGTCCTCTGGCCGCGGCAGGCCCAGCCTGGTGTCGGGGTCGCGCTTTTCGACGAATCGGCGGTACGTCCAGTGCGTCTTGCTGGGCGGGTTGCAGTCGTAGTAGGCCCGCAGGCGCAACGGGACAGGCGATCTACCTTCGATCTGCTGCTCGGCCTTCTGCGCCAGGCGCGTCAGCGCGGTGTCAACGGAGCCCAGCGGGATTTGGCTGCACTCGTTGAAATACAGCGTGGCGAACTCCTGGCCCAGAATCTTCTCGGTGCGGTCCTTGTCGTCCAGGCCAGCAAACCAGATTTGCGAGCCACCGGGGAAGCTGACGTACCCGTCCTGCTGGTGCATATCCCAGGACACGCCGGGATACGCGGCCCGCATGACCTTGGGGAACGTGTCCAGCACGACGGACGCCTTCAGGTGGTTGTACCTGAACCGGAAGATCGCGTGCCGGCTGTTCGGGGCCTTCAGCGCCCGAAAGACCACGTTTCGCGTGAGCAGGAACGTCTTGCCGCTGCGCGAGCCACCGAACAGCATCAGGTGCGTGGCGTCGCCGCTCAGGACTTGCTGCGCGGCCTTCTGGCGGTCGGTTAAGTGAAATGCCATCGGTCAGAGTTTCTCATCGTCAGACTGCGCAACGAGTTTCACAGCGCCGCCGTCGTGGCCGGCCAGCTTAATCATGTCGCCGTATTTCTTCGGGGCGAGTTTCGATAACAGCCACTTGCGAGTATCTACCTGCAGTTTGTGTTTCTGGATCGCGGCCCAGTCCTTTTTGCCATCGACAGTTTCAGGGTCTTGGTCTGATATTTCCATCAGGTCGTTGGCGATGCGCTCGACGAAGTTTTCACGCGCCTGCGCGTAGCTCTCAGCCAGCGCGCTGTCCTGACTCAACCACAGCATGAACGTGCTGTTCTTCACGCCGGCCTTCTCGCATGCCTTCCAGCAGCTCATGCCGGACTCCATGTTCGCCAGGACGGCATCAGCCAGCTTCGCCCGCTCAGGGCTTCCGGGTTTGGTCGGCTTGTTTGCCATCATTCTATCCTTTCACTAAGTGAGTGACCACTGAGGGACACAGGGGCGCCAGGGACGCCGGTTTCCATATAGGCTACGTGATTACGCGCTATCGCGCTCCTTTGCGGGCAGTTGCCACTTTCCCCTTATTCTCTCTCTTTACTCTTATAAGTGTCCCTTGTGTCCCTACTGTCCTTTTCCATTGTGCATCAACAACTTAGCGCAGGACACTTCAGGGACACTAGGGGCGGTTTCGGTTGCCCCACACTTCCGGGGCCAGCAAAGCGCGCGCGCCGTTCGTCTTTCGGCTCATGCCGCCGTTGCGCTGCCGGATCAGGTGCGCTGCTCTAGTGGCCTCGCCTTGCGTGCAGGTGTCCCTGCCAAGCTCTGCCAAGACCTCAGTTGCGGACCTCCAGCGCCATGCGGCAGGCGGCTCGCTCCACCGCAAACCGGATGCAATGATCTCTTCGATGGGATCGATCACCTCATAAGACTTGTTGTGTTCTTCCAGGGCTTCGTGCTCTTCGCCGTGCAGTGTCCAGCCTTCGCCGGCGCGGTACATCGTCAGCACCTCAGCCCATAGCTGCTGCATGTCGATCCCGTGGTCATAGTCGATGGACTTGCACTCGATAACCCAGAATCTGCGGTTTCCGGTCTGGTCGTGCAGAAACTCCTTCGGGTTGACGCTGGCGAAAAATACCGTGCGCCTTGCAAACTCCGATTCCTTGCGGGCGTATGCCCTGCGCAGAATATCCTTGTCCCGCGTCAGGAACGCCTTGAGCTGGGCAATATCTGACTTGCGAAATGTGGCGTCCAATTCCCCGAGTTCGACCAGCCAGTGGCTGACTACCTGTTTTACGCTGTCGCGGTCGTCCGGCCGCAGCATCATGCCGTCCTGCACCACGCCGAGTTCCTTTGGCACCAGGCGCTTGAACCATGCCGTCTTGCCCATGTACTGCGCGCCCTGAAACACCAGCACGCCGTGGGCAGATACGCCTGTCGGGTTGAACGCTGCGGCCACGGCAGAGATGAGCCAGCGGCGCATGATGGTGTTTTTCAGGTCTTCGTCGCCGTAGGACGCCACGGTATCGTAGAGGTCTTGCAGGCGGCTCTGGCCGTCCCACGGCTTGCTCTCGATCCAGTTTGCTACCGGGTTGTGCAGGTTGCGGTCGGCCATGTAGGTGATGTAGTCGCCCACCTTGCCAGTCGGCATGCGCAGGCGCTCGCACCAGGACATGAGCCACGCAATGCTGGCGTTGCCTCTGTTGTCCAGGCTGAACGACTGTTCAGGAATCATGATCTCCTCTTCTTTGGATATCACGTTGTACCTGACAGTGACGCCCAGGCGACGGCATATCTCGGCCAGGTTCTCAATGGTGGAAAGCGCGCGGCCCCGGTATTCGTCCGGCAGTGGCGCACTGATATCCGTGATCTCCCCGGTGTCGGCGTCAATGACCTCGGACGCCCGATGAACCACCGGAACCGATGCGCTAGGCGCCCACACCGACACACGGGAAGTCATCCAGGCCTTGCAGTCAGCCCATCCGGTGAACTCCGCGTCTGCCGCGTCCCACCCGTCAGGCTGGTCTGCAACGTCGAGCACCTTGACCTCGGACGCCCGCTCATGGATGATCTGCGCCACACGCTGCATGGCCTTTTTGCCAGGCTCATCTGCGTCTGGCCACAGCAGCACCTTGCGGCCTGTCAGCGGCGTCCAATCGGCCTTGTCCGTTGCCATGGCGCCGGCAGGCCAAGTGATGACCACGTAAGGCGTGGCAAACCGTCGCGCAGCGTCTGCGGCCTTCTCGCCCTCCACAACCAGGATAGCGGAGTCCGGCCGCGCGTCGAGGTCCTGCAGGCCGTACAGCGGCCTTGGAGATGGCCACTGGCCCATGCCCCAGCGCTCGCCGTCCCATGTCCACGGGACGATCTGCTTGCGCTCGCCTGCGGGTTCGTATCGGGCCACATAGCCCAGCACTTCGCCGTTGCCATCGAAGTAAGTCCACCGCGCGGCCGGCGGGCCGTAGCGCGGGTGCGTGCAGGGGCAGTCGGCGCAGGCTTCAGGCACTGGCGTCACCACGCGGCGCGTAGGTTCTTGCTGCGC